GTCCATATCTCTAGTGTGAGCGTTGAGTACGAGGTTATCCCATTTGATTTTTTCAATGAGCAAATCCGGATAGTGCGTACGACGGCATTTGAGTTCGGCATATATCCTCTTACTCTCTGATGTACAATCAAAGGTATCGTATGTACCTTCAGATTTCAAGAGGTCAAAGTAATGGTTGGTCTTGAGATACTCAAACAACCCGGCCTCTGATAGTGTGGCTAACTCCAAGGGTTATCCCCTCCAATGACACGCTGTAGGGCCTTGAGTGCGTTCTCACAACGCCTGTCGGCGGTAGAAACAGAGCAACCAAACATCTCTGCTATCTGCTGGAGTTTGAGTTCGTCATAGTATCTGACCTTGATGTAATCACAGTGATTGGTTTCTTCCTTGCGGTCTATGTGTTCGAGAATCTCGTAACCCTTTTTTATATCTATCAACATAGCAAGGAGGTTGCGCCCTTCACTGGGCGCACTGGAGCGGCGAGGCATACCATCATCGACTAACTGTTGCGCCTGCTCTAGCAGTACGCCATCAAAGATATTGCGAAGGATGTGTGGCATCATCTGTGCGATGGTGCTGGTCTCGTAAAAGTATTCATCTCCAGTGAGATAACCAGAGCGGTGTGCTTTTTCTTTGCGAGCATATCGCTCGCACGCACGAAGTATCTGCCAACCTATACGCTTGAGATTGTGCTTACGTTGGTCATCATCTGGCTCATCGAAAGCCTGCTCGACCTGCTGTGTGCGTGCTACGCACCAGGCTAAACCCTCTTGTACTAAGTCTTCTCTTTCTACCCATCTGTGGTATCTCTTATGTACCACATTTGCTCGCTCTTTCACCAACTCACCGACGCCATCCGGAAGATTCTTAGTCACAATCGATACCCGTCTCCTTCGTATTGGAGATGAGGTGAAGTATGCGAATAGCCAAGAAGTCTATGTAATTGCTGGCATCTGCCAGTTCCTCAACCAGTTCCCGGACAGTATCCTCAATGGAGTACTGCTCAAAGCGCTGACCAGATTCGTGTGCGTACTGCGAAGCGCCGACACCACGCACACGATTGGCCCGTAGGGAGGCAAAAGATTCTATGAAGGAAGTGAGGTCATTGGTCTCAATGCCCTTGCGATAAGCAAGAACAGCAGGATGGTCTGCTAATGGCGTACTGGTGGCACTTGTATCCACAGTGTCCCACGCTCCATATCTACTTGAATCACGCGCAGTCCGAGTCCATTCAAGGTATAAATCACGCTCTCCATTGTTTCCCTGTCCACTAGAGTCCAAGTCTTTCACGTAGTTTGTCCGGTCCTTCCGTGAGGTAACAGTCCGTGATGTCCATACCTGATGGTAATTGTACTATCTGACTGTTTGACACCTCCTGTGCGACACGCCGAGCAAAGTCTTGTCCAGGGTTAGAACCATCTGCCTTATCGTCATTGTCTCCGACAATCAACACGCGGTCATATCCAATAGCCATCTTAGCAAAGTGTTGTTTCCAACTGGCTACACCAGGACAACCGATAGCAGGAACCTTGAGTATCTGTGAGACTATCAAGGTATCGAACTCACCCTCACATATCACTAACACATCTGACTCTTCTTCTAAATCTCTCACGTTATACAGGTGCGACTTCTGATTTGCTGGCGCACCATACTTCGGGTTGCCTTCTCCAAGCCTACGAAACTTGAACCCTACTACCCCTTCACCTACGACGATATACGGAATCGATAGCCACCCTGCGTATGAACTATGCGGAGCATAGTCACCAGTAATCTGACCCAACTGTGCGTACTGCGCTGCCTCTTTAGATATCCCACGTGCGACGAGGTAGGCTATGGCCTCTGCGCTTAGCGCCGCGTGATACTCCTTCGCCACCGTTGCCAGCGATTCCAACTGCGATTTTGTAAGCATCCTTCTTATCCACCCCCTCTTTTATCATCACGATATTGATTGCGTTCCCACCCTGAGCACAGGTATGGCAGTAATAGACCTGCTTTACAGTGTCTATCACTGCGCTTCTACGCTTATCCGGATGAAGAAAGCATCGAACAGAAACGTTCTTGCCCTCTCGTACTTCCCCTCCGTAGTGTGCCACTACGGGTGCGATGAGCAGGTCATCGACAGAGCGAGACCCTACTGGTCTAACTCTGCGATATCCCTCGGCCATTATTCCTCTTCGTTTAACTCTTCTACTTCGACTTCGATTCCGGATGTAAAAAAGGTATAAGTTGCCTTATCCCCGCTCTTGAGTGCAGTAAGAAACTTCTGTACTGCTTCGTCCTTAGAGTTTGCTAGGAGCATCTCCGTCCGGTACGCCACTCTCTCCGTCCCCGTCACTTGGTACTTGTTCAGCATCAGCCACCTCCTCTGGTACTAGGTTGTTCATAATATCGGTAGTAGTGATATCACCATTTGGTACTGGCATTTCATTTCCTTTCTTGTAGCCACGATTGTAAGTCTTGCACTACCCAGGACTTCTCAATGCCGTGATTGCGTCTCTTGACTACAACGAATCCTGGTGGCACTGCCTCTAGTCCTCTGGCCTTGGCATAGTTCTGTGCCTCCACCATTACCTCTTCCCAGAAAGCAGGCAGGTCTATCTTCTGTCTGTTCTTCAACTCCAGAATATAGGTCTGACCTGCGACGATGACCACTAGGTCACCTTCATCCTTGGCTCCGGCTTTGGTGAGGCGCTCCGCAATAATCCCCTTATCACGGAGCCACTTCATCACGCCGGTCTCAAAGGCAGAACCTTTGCGTCCGTTCTTATTCGCCATCTACTTCGTCCAGTATCTTATGAGTTTTCTTCTCAATTCGATACCACCAAATAGACTCACGAATAAACTTAAAGATACCGATTGTTGCTATGACAGCAAGCGCTGTCAGGTAAAGTTCTATATCCATTATGACACTCCTCGTATTGCATTGTTTCTATAGGCTCGACCTTGTGCATCCTGGTCACCTATCTGACACGTTGAATAATCTACATACAGTTGCGTATACAACGAACCGTCTGCTGAGTGTGGACCAAAGCGGTTCTTCACCGCCGCCACCTTGAGTATGCCATCATTGGGAATGAAACCCAGTGTGAGAATCATACTTGGTAGTTGTGAGATTTTGCCGTGAATAGAACGACGTGGAGGTGCGTCATTCTGTTTCCCGAACTCGCTCTGTTCTGACGTATGGTGTAGAACAAGTACGCACGCCTCAGTGGTACGGGCAAGGTGATGAAACTCAGTCATAATCGCACGTAGACCAGACCATTCATTCTCTTGCTCAGCGACAACGTTAGACAAGTTATCCACGACAATCATCTCTGGGGGAATCCCATAGAGTTCGACGTACGCTTTGACTTCCAACTCTATGTCATCCAGTGTAGGTGATGGGTCAAAGACCCATCGTATGTGACGTATCTGAGACAACTGATAACGGTAGTACTCAGAGGTCAACTCTAGGTTTTGCTCTACAAGAATCTGTGGATGCTGCGTCAAGTGAGCAGCAGCACGGATAGTTGCAGTAGCAACATCAGTATCTGCAGAGAAGAAAAGCGTGGGGACATTCGCCTTAATCGCATAGATAAAAGCAAACATCGATTTACCCGCATTGGGTTGAGCAGCCACCATACAGACTTGTCCCCTGCGGAACTTCATCTGATTGGAAGCAAGCCCTTTCCACACATCAGGCAAGGGAACGGCCTTGGCCTGCGTGCCACCCCACGCTCTCTGCAAATCAATCATAGTCATACTCCGGTAAGCGCAAGGCTATGCCTCGCTGTTGGCGTATTGCTCTTCGTTCTCTATCAGAAGTGCCAGCCCAGATACCAAAGCCTTCGTGGTGCAATGCCCACTCCAGACAATCGACTTGGTGCTTACAACTTCCGCAGAGACTCTTTAGGGTTTTGACTGCATACGCTGAGTACTGGAAGGCTTCATATAAATCTGGATAGAAGACTTCTGTATCTAAACTTCTGCAGTTGGGGTCATCGAAGTTCCAGGGTTCCAACATAGTTGAACCTACGCAACTGTCTTGACGCCCACCGCCTTGCACTTTTTACCTGTGTAATCCTTTGGTGCAGCACAGAGATAGCCTGCCTTGCGCTCGCCAGGATTGTCACGGTCATTCCACTCACGCCAGTTCATCACTCCGTGAGCACAAGTTGGTCCGGTTCCTGGTGCTGTCGCTACTGCAGCAGGCTTAGCAATAGGAGTGACCGTTGCTGCTGGCGCTGCTGCTGCTGGTGCAGAGATTGCTGCTACACCACGAAACATCTGTGATGTTTGAGAGATGATAGGGATAATGTTCTGTAGTCCTTGCAACTGAAGCGCAGCATCTGCCTCATCGGTTGCGTAGATGTTGACCATATCACCATCCTTCTCCCACTTAAAGTTAATCTGAATCTTAGTTGATTCATTCGCTGACATCATTTCCTCCCGGTTCGTTAATCGACTTGATTTCAAGTCGCATAGATTCTTTTCCTACTTTGTAAGGGACAAAGCCTAGAAGTTTCTCAACCTCTGTGCTGTCTACTGTACGCCTACCTGCTACTGGTGTCCAAGATATCTGGACCCCTTCTTCAGTGACGCCTGCGTACCCTTCCAGAGCAGAGCGTATCGCTTCCTTCTCTGCTGTCAAGGTCTTGATTTCATTGTCGATTTGTAGATATTTGCTAGAGGCGTTCGCTACGGACAGTTCCTTAATCAATACCGTAGGAACGTTCTCTTTTTTTATACCAACGCATCCAACCTCGCCAGAAGCGTCGTAGTATTTGCAGAAGTT